TCCGCATATCTATTTTTAAGCTGCTTCACCATAATTTGATTAAGTTCTTCAAGTTCTTGAGTTGAAATCAACGCAAGAAGTAAATCAGCTGTCATTGGGCCACCAATGCTTTCTGATGTATCGGTAAGATCAATATCAGAACTGTTCATGCCACTTCGATTAACTTGAGTTGCCGTCACCAAAGGAACATTAAATTCAACTGCAAGCCCTCTAAGTTCTTCTGCGATAGATTTAATATACCCATAAGAATTACCAGAGATGTTATTCTTATAACGAGAAGAAGAGCAGATATTCATATAATCGACTATAAGAACATCAGGAATAAAATTCTTCTTAAGTTCCAGTTCTTTAAGTAGAGACTTAAAATGACCAACATGAGCAGATGCAGTTGGATATTCTTTGATGATAAGTGATCCTTGTGTCTTTCTTGAGATGTTTGATACTTTACTATCAAAAATTGATTTAGATAGTCCAACTAAATCTTTAATATCTACATCAAGTAAGTTTGCATCAATTCTTTCTGCAATTTTTTCTTCTGACATTTCAAGAGTAATGTATAATACATTTTTTCCTTGAAGTAAAGTAGATGATGCAATATGACACAAAGTCAAACTCTTACCAACGCCAGTAGATGCCATCAATATGGTCATCGTTTTCCTGGATATTCCACCTTTTGTAATTTTATTAAAATATTCTAGATCAAAAGGAATTTTTTCTTCTTTTCTTTGATAAAATTTATACCGTTCTTCATAATCTTGAAGATAATCATGACCGATATGATTATCGAAACTTACTGCTAAAGCCTCCGAAAGAACAGAAGGTATGGAGTCACGATTTCTTTTTTCATCATTACCGTCAGCAATTTGAATTGACTCCATCAAAGCAAGATAAATTGCTCTATCTCTACACCATTTTTCTGTGGTATCAACTAACCATTGAAGCTCTACTGGAGAATCGTCTAGTAAGTCAATAATAGATGTAACATCTTTGTATGATGTTTCATTTAAATCAGTTCTGTTTTCTATTTCAATAAGCAAAGCTTCCTTAGAAGCAAGTTCATTGTACTTAGAAACGAAAGAACATATTTCAGAAAATACTACTTTTTGCGAATAATCCTGAAAATATTCTGGCTTAATATATGGTAGTACTTTTCTTGTGTATTCATCATTAAATACCAAATTCCTTAGAATTGTCGTTTCAACCTTTTCCATTATTCAGTTCAATTACCATAACTAAATTCTTTTTTTGCAATTTCATCTAATTGTTGCATTACTTCATCCGTAAAATATTCTTCTGGATTTGCTAGTATTTGCTTGCCATAAATTTTCTTTCCGGCAATTTCATACCGACCTGCTTTGTTTTCCCATAGTCCACCAAGTTGACCAAGTTCCAATAATCCATAATACCGATCAAGTCCACGCTCATCATAATAAAGACGAATTGAAACTTCTTGATTTTCTTTACTTAAACGAGATTTGAATGTTTTTGCTTTTATGATGTTTCCAATAATCTCAGTACCATCTTTTTCCTTTGACTTAGATAGTTCAATAATTGTTGATGCCGAATACTTGAGACCTGATCCACCACTTTGGACAGTAGGAGCACCATAACCACCAACATTAGCATAGATATGATTTGTGACAATCATTGGAATTTCAGCTTGACCCAATTTAAGTGTAAGCATTCTAAAAGCACCTTTAATTAATGAAGCTTTTGTCATGTCTCGTTTGTCATTATCAGTAAGAGCATCATTAATCTCTTTATTAGTAGAGAGCATCCCAAGACTATCAAGAACAAAGAAACATGGTTTTCTGTCTTCTTTTGGTTTTTTTAAATATAGATCAACTGCTTTCAGTGCTTTGGTTCGAAATTCTTCTACCGTAACAACATTAATAACTACAATTCTAGAAACATCAAGTCCTCTACTCTCCAAGAGAGACTTTGTAATCGCAGCCTCAGTATCAAAATACAAACAGTATCCTTCTGGATTTTCATCCAAAAAATTTTTAATTACAGCTAGTGCAAAGAAAGTTTTTCCAGTTGAACTCTCCCCAGAAATAGCGGTAATTTTGTTCCCTGAGACTCCACCAAAAATCGAGCCACTAACGAGAGCATTAAAAATATAAGAGCCAGTATCAACAAATGTTTCCGATTCGTTGATTTCAGATGCCAGCTGCGTATATTCACCGCCAATTTCTTTAACAATATCTTTCAAGAAATCCATAGTTTTCTCCAATAAATTTAAACAAAAAATGAATCAAGTGTACTTTTCTTTTCTGTATGCCAACCAATAATATGTAGAATTGCCTCTAATGGTTTCATAAATGTTTTATCAAATTGCATTTCATAATCAATGTACTTATTTAAATTAAATTCTGGTGGCAATGTTTGAATGAATGCAATGACATTTTCTTGAATTGGATTTGGAAGTTTCAAATAGCAAAATTTAATTTTTTCTCCATTCTTGATATCAGAATATTTTTTCTGAAGTTTATGCTGCTTCACATAATGATTATAAAGTATTGATCCCCTCACATGAATTGGTGTACCTTTAATATACATTGAAAGATTTGATCTAAATTTAGTCAACTCATTTACGGATTTAGTAAATGACACCTCTTCTGGAGTGAGATTAAAAAATTCAATCCTAGTAGTTTCAATATAATCAATTAATTCAGCTTCAGTAGATGACATAATTAACTGAATTGCTTTCTTAATTCTATCGCGGCAAAAAGCAGGAGTAGAAGATCGAATAGCCTCAATGCCAGTCATTGCAAGTTCTGGCTCTGAATACCGAACTCCTTCATTATCCCACACATTTGCGATGTATCGTTTTTTTGCCAAAAATACTGCACGATCAGTAATCTTCTCTCGCTTCATATGTAGCTTATGTGCATAAGCATTCAAGTAATCTGCAAGTTCTTTGTATGATTTGTCAACATAATCTTGAATTTTAGTAGAAAAAATCTGATCCAGAAAATCAATAATTTCCAGCTTTGATGGACTTTTACCCCTATAAATTGTATCTACTAAAGGTTTCATATTCAAAAATGCAGAATCAGTATCACAATAAACTACATAATCTACATTTTCTGTTTTTAATACCTTATTGAAATACTCATTAAATTTTTTTTCTATCCAACGAATTGCAAGTTGTCCAGTATAAGTAACTGCCTCAGCATTCCTTAGATCATAAAACCTAAAATAAGGATTACCAGTTGCTCCATAACAAGAATTTAAGCAAACTTTGATCGACTGCTCCTTTATACTATACATTGAAATTTGTTTTTTAAGCTTAATATTGTGAGTTTTCTCATACTCTCTTTTAAGCTCTTTCATTTGATCTTTGTATAATTTCCTCTTTTGAAACATTTTTTCTAGAAGCTCTGGAAGAAATCCCATCTTATCTTTTCTATACATTGACCCATTTGGAGCAACAGCATATTCAAAATTATCTGGTATTTTTGCAGTTTTATCTAAAACCGAATCAATTGATATCGAAGAAAATTTTCTGTCAATCAATGTATCTGGACTCAAATTTAATAACATCATAATGTGTGGATATAGCGATGTCAAGTCCATACTTACCACATAATCATAAGAACCAGGAATTGGTTCTTTAACAAATGCACCAGCAAATTTACTCAATTTTTCCTTTGCTTCAGACTTTAGTGGAATAACAATGTTCTGCCTGCGAAGATAATTGTAAATGATTGTATCCCACATTCTAACCTGATAGAAAACATCTTCAAAATTAGTTTTAGAATCATATGCCAACATTATAGCTAGCTCTATCATATGAAGTTTGTCTTCTAATTTATTTACGAGTTCTGTATCAATAACATTATATTCTACGAAAGTATCCCAATCTTTATCGTAAAAATCTTTAAATGTTTCATATTGACTATGATCGAGTTTATTTTTTCCAAGCTCATTATAAGCGATAGTATCAAGTCTAAAATTCTCTGGTTTCTTAAATGAATATTTCTTATAAACATCAAGATAATCTATAATAGATACACCAAAAATATCATAGACAGTTTGTTTTTCTCCAATACGAACCTCAACTTGTCGGTCAGAAATCCAATGATATGGAGATAGTTTTTTAGTTTCTTTCTCTCCTATTATTCGGTACATTCTACCAATAATATATGGAAAATCATAATAAGTACAATTCCAACCGGTTACAATTTCTGGGGTATTATTCTGCCAAAAATTTAAGAAGGAATGGATTAGTGCTGTTTCATCTACACAATAAATGTATTCATGGTTTTGTAATTTTTTAGAAAATTTTCTTGTACCCCATGTGTAGATTTTCTTCGATGTGTAATCTTGGATTGTAATTAATAAAATTTCTTCATCACAATTTTTTGGATCAGGGAAGCCATTTTCAGATGAAACCTCAATATCTATTGCCCAAATAGACATTTTTGATATATCATAATCAATTTGATCTTCTTGATAATTATCAGAAATGTACTGATAAATTGGAGTTTCATTCCCGTAAATTTCAAAGCCTTCTACATCTTTGTAATTTTCAATGTATTGTTTACACTCTTTGATTGTTCCTGGCTGTATTGGTTTTACATACTTCCCATCTAATGTCTTGTATTCAGTTTTTACTTTTGAAGCAACATAAAATGTTGGTCTATACTCTACTACATCCGAAAATCGTTGTCCATTTTCATACCCTCTGACATAAATTCTGTTCCCAAGTTGTTTGACATTAGTATACCAACGCATTATTTTTTAATAAGTGACTTGTACTTTTTGAGAATTGTGGGTTTCGGATGTTCTATAACTGTCAGTATCTTATCGGAGCAAATTAAGAATGTTTGTTGGTCTGCAACCTCTATTAGCCATTGCTGCAAAGATATAGAGTTTGTGATTTTATCATACAAAATCACATAAGGATCATCTAGCTTACAATTTGGTTCTCCGATATCAGCGACAACTTCTTCAATTTTTGATATCAATTTTTGACCACTTTCAAGAACCAAAATTTGTATAGATTCATTTGTTTCTACTGTTGCGTCTTCCATGGGTACCTCATTGGTGCTCCCATCATAGCACAAAAAAAGAGGGGAGTCAACTGGTTTTTGCCAGTTCTCCCCTTTGCGCCGACGATATTTAATAGGCAGAACTATTTAGAACCAAACTTTCTTCTTCTGATGTTCCGGAATAATTTTAGTAAGCCGTACACACAAGAGACCATCTTCAAATAAAACTTCTTTTACTTCAACATCATCCGATATTGTCCAAGATCTTGTAAACGCTCGTTGTGCTAGCCCATGATGGACATATTCTTTACCCGAATCCACTTCCCGTTCACCTTCGATGAACAGTTTATTATTTTCTGTGTACACAGTGATTTGATTTTTCTTAAACCCAGCCAAAGCGACTTCTAATCTAAATTCTGTGTTACTTTCACGAATTACATTATATGGTGGATAATTAGTTTCCGTTTGATGTAATGCGCCAAATCGATGAAACCATTCATCCATTCCAATTGAATACTTTTCAATATCGTTTAGAAATTTTTCGATATTTCCAGTATTGTACCGAACTAATGCGTTCATGTGTTTTCTCCTTAATAAGCGAGGTAATAAGTCAAACCCGAAGCGTTTGACATTACTATTTTATAAGAGAAGTACAAAAAATCAATAGTATGAAAACCGTAAATAATTATTCGGTTTCCATCCCACGCTTTTTGGAGCCGATGGAATATTTTGCTTCTAAAATCCAATCGTCCTTTTCTTTGTAAGGAAGAACCTTGATTTGATTCAATGGAGCAATATCCGTAATTTTATCTGGATTGACTACAGTCACGAGACCCCAATCAGAAAGGAGTTTGATGATTCGATTTCTACGCTGAACATCATTGACTGTTAGATTAGCATATTTACCATCAAGTGCAAATAGCTCCTTAAAGCTCACTAGGTAATACTTACCTTGTTTGTGGAGAATGTGAACTGATTGATATAGCTTCTTTTCTTTCCTGGAAGCAACACCAATTCTAGTTAAAGTTTCTCGAACTTTAAGGAAATCATCAGGTTCAGATAAAGATATCTCAACCATCATATCAGGAGTCCATTTTACCTGAGGTTCATTAATAGTAGTCATTTTGTGCCACCAGTATCAAGTTTAGCTTTAATGTAATTAATTTGATCTTTAGATAGAATATTTAAAACTTGAGATGCTTTCTCATCATTATAGCCATAATAAGCTTTAATGTATTTTAAATTTTCTACTGTATCTTTTGTGATCCAAGAAGAAAATCTCTTCTTTTTTCTCAAACTATTTAGATAAAATGAATATTGCATATCTTTATCTAGATTGCAATGTATATTCATTTCATTTGCAAAAAGTATGGTATCTAAAAACGAAGATAAACACCTATTAATAATATATGGTGGATAAGACTTTATATTGTCTACATCTCCCCCAATCAAATTTTCTTTTGTAAAATTTACTGAGTTCAACCAGTCTTTTAATTCATAATTCATTTCCATTCGACCTCACACATAACTTCTGTGAGGCACGCAAGAAGATTTATCTCATTATCAGCAACAAATGCACTTCTATATTGATATTTGGAAATGATCAAAATAGCCGCTGGAATCGTAGATTCCAAGGCATATTCATATAAAGTGTCGTAAACTTTACGAAGAACGATATTTGGATCATTATCCATATTTTGTACAACCCATTTACGAACTTCAGTGAAGTTCTTATTTTTCATGAAATCAACCAAATTTGAAACTTTAATATCAGCTACATTTGCAAGTATTCCAGAATCAACTTTTCCACCTGAAGAATATCGTTGAATCTCATTCAATGTTCGACGAAAATCTGGAAAATATTTGTTAATTAACCCAACAATTGCCGAAGTATCATATTCAATTTTTTCTGTAGTTAGAATCTCATTAATCCTCTTCATAAACTCAGCAGCGAGCTTTGGCTTTTCCTTCGTTGGAATTGAAAAATCAATAACAGCTGCACGAGAATGCAGTGGCGGAATAAGTTTATTTTTATAATTGCAAGTAAACACAAAAGTGCAATTGGTCTGAAGCTCTTCAATTGATGCTCTGAGTGCAAGTTGAGCATCATTGGTTAGATTATCTGCTTCGTCAATTAAAAGAATTTTTTTCCCTGTGTTTGAAAGAGAAAGTGTAGAAGCATAGTTCTTGACTTTATTTCGAATAATGTCAATAGATCGTTCATCGGATCCATTGATGATCATAAAATCACGGTCTAGTTCATTTGCTAGTGCTTTAATAGTTGAAGTCTTTCCAATTCCAGGTGGACCAGAAAGAATCATATTCGGTACTTTACCAGAATTTCTTACATCAATAAAAAAGTCCTTGATGGACTGAGGAAGAATACATTGCTCTACTTTTTGTGGAGCATATTTTTCAACAAAAATAAAATCACTGTTCATAATAACTAACTCAAAAATTTACTTAGATCCAATCGGGTTTTCGTTCTGGCATACGAAGATAATTATCTTTAACCCAAGGTTTTGAGGCAATGTACATTTTGTATGCTGTAAATGTGTCAATGCTATCATCAAACTTATATTCGTCTGGCATCGCACGAACAAATGGTGTGACTTCTGTGATTTTACCTTTCGGGAAAAGATAATAGGCATGAACCAATGTATTATAGCAGGAGTGGATCTTCCCATAACGAAGATAGAATTCATCACATAAATTCATACCGTGTTTAATGAGCCAGTATGAATTGTGAATGGATTCGGCAGCCCACTTTGTACATGGATGATTACGAAATGCACCTTTCTTGGTAGAATAAGGAGTGCCATCTGCCTTAGGTAGAGTTCCATAATTATTATACCAAGAGGAAGCAACAATTGCTAAGAGTTGGCAGGTTTCTACTGGCATTTTTACAACTAATTTATCAGGGAGTACTATTGCACTCTCCGTTGGAAATTTGTTTGTCACAAAAACATTCATAATATTCTGCAAGTAATTTCAATTCTTCAATTGTAGCATCTCTCTTTAAAATATTTGCTCTTCGTGATACTACTGTAATATTTCCTGGAATATAACCTTTGTAGATCAGCTAACAAAAGTAGAATCTGGCTCCAATGCAATCCAATAAGTCAGATTTCTACTTCTAGATTGAAACTTAGAAATAAGACGCTTGGAAATAGTCACATCATAAGATCCTGGAACAATCTTAATATTTTCTACCTTAAAATTCATAGTGAACTCTTGGTTAGTCTCACCAACTACAATAGAAAATTCATTAGATGTGTCATTCTTCTTATCACGAACAACCATACTAATAACACCATTTTCACCTACTGCAGCAAGATCTGGAAGTTGGTAGATACTGGATGCTTTAAGTAACTTTTCAAGCTGAGAATGTTCTAATTGAAATTCAACATCATTCGATGGAACTTGAATTTCTTTCTCTGGCGGAGAAACAATCACAGAAGGATCAGCAAAGAAATACTTGACTCTACGCTTACCTTCTCTAATTGTCAAATAAGAGTCGTTGGAAAAATCAAGCTCTGGTTCATCATGAAGACTGATTCCATTAAGAAATTGATTTAGATCATAAATTGCAAAGTCTTTTGGGAATTCTTCTTCAACTGTCGCCTCAGCCAACACATTCTTCATGACTGACATTGTTTTTAGGGTGCTACCACCCCTAACAAAAATTGATTGATTGATTGAAGCGAAGTTCTTGAGGATAATAATAGTGTCGGCTGAAAGATTCATTTTTGTTCAATAAGGTTGAGATGGTTAATCAGAAGAATTGTATAGTGTAGAACTTTAAACAGATCTGCTCGTGGAGTTCCTTTAGTATCATACCGATCAATGTATTTGGTAACATTACCAGCACAGAATCCTTCTCGGCGGTTGTGTTTGATTTTATCGAGAGTCTGTTCAGTTCCACCACCAGTACGATCAACATAATGCTGACGGTAAGTTCCGGCAATATATTCTTCAAGTTGCTTAAGAATTTTGTCCTCATTATATCGCCAAAATCCATTGGCATTTGTATTGTTTGTCATTGTAGGGAATGTAATCACATCATCAGAATTTGAACTTGAATTTTTTTGATTGAGAAATGTAATCTCATCGTCTGCTGTAAACATAATAATAGATTAAACTATGGTTATTGTATCACGATTCTGATTCGCTGTCAACTTCTTGGTCGCCATCCTTGTCAAATTCTTCATCAATTGCGTTATAAAGTTGAATGAAAGAAGACTTTGTATCATCATCAAAACGAGCAATAGAAAGTTTGATTGCTTTCGTTTTGTTCTTGAAGATTGCATATGCCTTCAAAAGATGTACTAAACGACGAGTGGAAATAATTTCATCGATACCACCATCATAAAATGTCTTACGAACTGTATCGCTCCAAGTTACAAGTTTGGTGATAAAATCACCTTCATCTTGAATACCTAGAGATTTTGCTAGTTTTGTAAGAATTTTGGTTTCAATTGAACTGGATGGATAATTCTGCTCAAAGGTCACACTAAATCGTTCTAGGAATGCTTCGTTGAGAACATTGGTTCCAATAAAGCGTCCATCATCGGATCCTTTACCTTTTGTGTTTGCGGTTGCAATGATGTTAAATCCAGGTTTTGGATGAACAACCTTACCAATTTTTTTGAGGAACAGCGGTTTACCTTCGAGTACAGATTGCAGTACCATAATTTTATTGGATGCTAGATCACACTCATCAAGAAGAAGAATTGCTCCTCGCTCCATTGCCTCAACAACTGGACCATTATTCCAAACAGTATTTCCATCCTGTAGACGGAATCCGCCAATAAGATCATCAGAATCAGTCTCGACAGTAACATTGAAACGAATCATCTCTCTCTTTAACTGAGCACAAGCTTGCTCGACACACATCGTTTTACCGTTACCAGAAAGACCAGTAATAAAAACAGGATAAAAAAGTTCAGATGAAATAATTTTCTTCACATCAGAAAAGCAACCAAAAGAAACAAATCCAGGATGCTTTTCTGGAACAAGATTTTTTTCTGTTGCGGGAATTACCGCAGGTGCTTCATAAGATTTTTCAATCAAAGAAACAGCTTCTACAGTTACTTCAAGATTCCACTTACCGTGACTAGACTTATAGTTCTCAAGTCGCTTAGTTACAGTAGGATACGAGATAGTCTTCATTGCACAATAGGCACGAATGTCAGCAGATGTGACATTAGCACCATACATATCCATAAGATCTGAAATAATTTCTTGTTCGGTCATTTTTTTGTACATGATTTGAGTGGTGAACAAATATATTGTATCAGGCTCGGATCCAATATTGATGAGATTCGAGCCACTTTGAAAACTGTCCTAGGCAATAAGATCAATAAACTGAGAAAGAATTTTCTTGTTCATTTTTTTAGACTCTAGTGACTTTTTGAATGCATTGCGAATAGAAGTTACTGATGCATCTTCTTCTACTGCAAATTCAGTGGATGAATTAAGTGCTCCAGAATAAATTCCAAAATAAGAATCATATCCAGCACATCGAATGGCACATGATCGATGCTTTTTCCATTCATCCATAATTTTATCATAAGAATTCAATTTATTGTTATTATTCAAGTGATTACGAACAAATCCAGAAATTTCACCAGCAGTAAGAAGGCGAATTCCAATAAAATTCACTTGGGAAAATACATCCTTAAGATGACGAAGTAATACATCAGTAAATTCATGTGAGGCATAATATGAATATCTGGGGAATCGATAAGTAGTCTTCAGTTTTTTGTCTTTCAAATAACAATCATCGCCAATTCCACGCATTCCAACATTCGTTACCATGGGTAGAGCACTTGCTTCACCATCAGTAAGAACTACACACTGAACTTTTTGTACTTTTGTTCTACTTACAAATTCTGGAATAATATAATGCAAAGAGACCAAAGATTCATTCAGAGGAGTTCCAGAAAGATTCAACTCATTTGGAATTGAATATGTGCAATAGTTACAAGTGTGAGCATATGCCAAACGATATAGATTTTGCATATGATTTTCCAATGTTTGTGAATTGACTGTGCTGGAAATTACATTGAGAAGATTGAAATTGTTATCAATTACGATTGAATTCAATGGATCTAACGATTTATTATTATAATTGTAAGACCAAGAATTAGTAAAGGCATAAACCTCAAATGGAATAGATACTTTCTTACAAAACCAGATAAGATTGAAGAGTTGCTTGCATGTATCTAAAATGATGCGATCCATAGATCCAGACCAATCTAGAATAAAAATCAATCCATGATTTTTCCCATCTTCAAGGGTAATAACTTTTTTGAAAATATCATCATTAAACTTATAAGTGTGCAAAGAATTGCAATCCAAAATTCCTGTTTTTGATTCTGATGCCCTGGAGTATGATTCTGCTGCTTTTTTACACTCAAATTCTTTGACGAGATAGTTTACTTCTTTTCTGGCAGAAGACTTGAATTTCTTATAATCCAAATCCACAGAAGTAAAATCATTCCCATGATTATTACTCCAATAACGATTGCACTTTGTATGAATCTGTTTTGGGGTCACAATAATTTTACTTAGATCAAGTTTTGGGATATTAAGGTAATTAATTTTTTGTCCCGTATTTGCAGATAGTTTATTGATTGCTTGCTGCAAAGAAGAAGAAGTCTTGACATATCCAGATTTTCCAGCTGGATCATAATCCCCATCAGAAGAATTTTGATTTTTTCCACTTTGCTGTTGTCCGCCATTCGTGGCATTAGATTGCGATTCCGATTGTTGATTACTATCAGTTGGTGAAACTTGCATAGGTTCACCAGAAGTGCCTTGTCCAGATCCAACCCCAAAAGAAATAGAATCTAAATTCTTCTGAGTTTCCATTTCCTTGCAATATTCATATAACTTTTCCGCACAACGAATGGAATCTTCAAATGTCTCAGCATCTGCAATTTCATCCAGAAGTTCCTTTTCTTTTTCTGTGAACTGTATCTCGACAAAATGTCCAATCTTAAAGTATAGATTGATGCGATCTGCTAGATTATATTTGTCTAAATTTACACCAGAAATTCCAAAGAAGTTATCATCATTTAGTTGTTTATATCCACCAAAGAATGTCTTCTTAAGTCCTGGATATCTACGCTTCATGAGTTTTTCGATGCGAGCATCCTCAGTCACATTTAGAAAGTGCATTGGAACACTGGTCAACTCAGTCCAATCTGTATTTGGAGTATAAATCGCATGTGCACACTCATGACTGAGAAGAAGTTCATAAACAAGATCAGATGCTCGTTCCCAAATTGGCAGAGTCAAAGTCCTAGTCTCAACATTGAAACAAGCGGTATCTACATTTGCATTCTCAATGTTTAAATTTTCCGTGGCAAGAAGCCTAGCAAGATTACCACGAATTTCATGATTGTGCTGCATAGTATTTGTGTCGTACTAAAAAATTATACACAAAAAAACCACCTATTGGTGGCTAGGTAGACAGTTATAGAACTGTCACTTACGAATCATAGAAAAGTTACCTTTTTTCTCAAATTCCATGATTTGATCGAATTTATCTTGTACGCCATCTTTATGCGAGATCACAAAAATATTAAAATCTTTGACTACATAACGAATAATTTTCAAAAAATCATCAATACCAGAAGAATCCAACGAAGAATCAAAAATTTCATCTAGAATTAATAAATTGACATTAGCCGAGTTTTTAATCTTTGCTAATTCCCTCCAGGCAAACAATAGAGCTAAATTGATTCTTTGTTTCTGACCTTCAGAAAAACTACCATAACTAAAGTCCTCATAAACTGGGGTTCTAATCTGCTCATTGAATTCTTCATCTAGAGTAAAATTCAAGTAGAAATCCATCATCTGGAGATACTTATTTACGCTCTGATTAATCAATGGAAGATACTTTCTTATAATTCTAGATTTTACCCCATTATCTTTAAGTAATAGATGAACATAGTCATAGTATTCAATTTTTTCTTTCTTATCTACATACTCAGTTTTAATATTTTCCAGTTCGATTTCTAGAGATTTTAATTTATCATGTTCTACATTTTTATTTTCTATTTTTTCCTTAATTTTTACTATTTCTGACTCAAGTTCTAGAATTTGATTTTTAGACTGTTTTACTTTAAGATTATTATTAGATATCTTATGATTGATATCAAGTAAATCCCTAGAAAGTTTTTTGAACTTTTGTTCCTTTTCTTCCTCTTCTAAAATTGCATCTTTTAATTTTTGATATGCATCTTCTAACTCATTAATCGTCGATTCAAATTCTGAGTTTTTTTGATCTTTAAGTTCTTCAGTTATTTTCTGTGTGCAAGTTGGACACACTGAATTTTCGGTAAAGAAACTTCTATCAGTTTTCGCGGTAGATATTTTCTGTGATATTTTACCTTCAAGTGATCCAAGTTTTTTGAGTTTACTTGGACTTTCGCTTAAAGTTTCTAGATCTTTGTTTAGTTTTTCAGTAATTTCCAACAATGTTTCATTTTCTTCGTTGGCTTGAATTGAAAGTTCGCCAATTTTAATAATTTTTGTCTTTCGTTCTTCAATCTGTGTTTTTCCCTCTTTCTCAATTTCTTCAATAAAATTAGATTGCATTTTAACTTTATCAAAGATAGAATCCTTCTTAATCTCTAAAAGTTTGATATCATCTTTAATAGACTTAATCTTGTCCTTTACAACTACATTCATCGAAGAAAAAATCTTGATATCGAGTAAGTCTTCAATAACTTCCCTTCTACTTGCGAGAGTTAGTTGCATAAAAGGAATAAAGTTACTATTACCAAGAATCACCACCTGAGTAAAAGACTTATAATTCATCTTCAATACATTTTGCTCGAACCAACGCTGTTGATCAATCACAGATGAACTCTGATCTAATAGTTCATCATTTTTATAAATCTCGAATATTGCTGGTTTCTGTCCTCTTCTTACTTTCCACTCTGTGGTTCCAATTGTAAATTCAATTTCAACTAGACACTCTTTCTCGTTGACAGAATTAATTAGTTGTGGTTTATTTACTGGTCTGTATGCTTTATTGAAGAGTGAGTATGTAATCGCATCCATGAAAGAACTTTTTCCACTACCATTAATCCCAACAATGCAAGTATTATGATGTGTATTTAAGTCAATTTCAGTAAATGTATTCCCAAAAGAAAGAAAATTTTTGAATCTTACTTTTTTAAATATTATCATGAATTTTAGGTGGAACTACAATATCATTTGGTGTTACAATCGTATAAAGATTTCCGGTCAGTTCACATGTTTTAATCAACATATCATCATCGTACTCTATAATATGAGTCTCTGGCATTCCATCTTCTTCTAGCATTATAGCATAACGAATTGCATCATCTTCTTCCTGAAAGAAAAAAATTACTTTTTTGCCCTCTGAATTCAGTACGGCATATGCTCCTTCATCTTCTTTTCCATCAAGAGTAATTAAAAACATCAGACTAACTCACATGCTTCCATATAAGTTTCTTTCAAAATATTCTTTAACTGATTTTTATTTAATGTCAAATCACTTTCATCAATAAATCTCTGTAATAAAGAAAATGTATCCTCGTTTTCAATTGATGTGTCAAATTCAATTTCGTCAACCAAAGAATAATTTTCAATTATCTTCAATTCTGCTAAATTAGCTTTGTGCAATTTATCAACAAAATGCTCAAACTCTTTTACATTTGATTTTTTCCTTACCACCAATTTTACGATTTTATTTTCCAACTCGGAAGTATTCAATAGTTGATTTGGTGTATCATCATAATAAAGATTATAATGCATCTTATATGGGTTATCAATATAAGTATGTTCCAGAGTTTCAGTATCAAAGATCATGAATCCCCTGGTATCATTAACATCATTAAAATAAATCTCATACGGATTTCCGATGTAATAAATTTTTCCATTATCGGATCTTGTATGAAAGTGACCAGAAAAAACTTTTGTGAACTTATTGAATGGATTTGTATCTATCCCATCTTCCATTACATGTCCTTTATATGCCTCAAACCCATTAAACTCCAAGTGCCCCATCACCACTTTAGAATTTGTTTTTCTGAGTAAATTATAAGTCTCATGTTCATTCTCTTGATTGATCCAAGGAATAAACAATAAGTTCAATCCTCCAATATTAACTTCGGTTGGTTCAGAATATGTCTTAATATTTGAATATTCTTTTAATAATAAATCTGGAGAATTGATTCGATTGGAAGATTTGAAGTACACATCGTGATTGCCATTAATCAAATGTACCTTATATTTTGATAATGGGTCTAATACGACTCTTTTTGTCCATTCTAATCCATAAAAATCAATTGACTTTCGATTGTCAAATGCATCTCCCATATGAATCACAGTATCAATCTGAAGTTCCTCAAGCTTCGGAAAGAATATGTTTTTATAGAAGAGTTCGAAGTAATCTTGAAATAATTTTGATGACTTCCGACAAGACCAATGAGTGTCAGTGAGAACGGCAACAAGCATACTTCAGTTTCTCATCTTACTGTAAATGGAATCCTTGATACTATTATAATCGGAATAATTCCCGTTGTCAAGTGTGTTATCGTCTACAAATACTTCATCAAAACCAGATCTTTCCAAAATTTTCCCTTTGATTTCTAATTGCCTTTTTTCTTTTTGGATTCTCCTCAAAAATGCATAGTGAATAACCTGAGTAAAATACGCAAAAGGATTAGAGGATTTCTCCGGATCAAAGTTTAAAATATATTGCACACAATTTTCAATTCCATCTGAAATCATGTCATCTTTAAACATGTAGTTGACAAAATTTGGTTTAAATGATAAATGAGTCGCAATCTTCAAAAAGCAATCTCCAATATAATTAGGAATTATCGGCTTTGGTAGATCTCGTTCCTTCGCAAGTCTGACCGCAGTTCGATATTCTACTAAAGCAGTCAGAAATTCTTTATTGTTGACATAGTGTACACTACGCTTCCTTTTTGTCATTACTGCTGTTGTAATCATAGTTTCTGTACTTATTATGTAGCCATATTATAACACAAGAAATACGATTTGACAAGGGGGTTGACAAACTCATCAAAAGCGTGTACAATCAGCCTTGTCACGGATGAAAAACAAGTTTTATCTATTAATTACTAGATAACTTTAATAAACTTTATTACATTAATAATTTTAAATAACTTAATAGAACTAAAGAAAAAAATAATACTAGATAGTTCTCGAAGAGAAGTTCCCGAAGGGAACTATTAAGTATTTTAATTTCCCTTAAATATCTTTTCTAGAATTTCTTTTGCTTCTTTAATATTAGAAACATAACCCATCTCTTTAGTTAACTCAGAATAATTTAATCCCATGGTAATATTATCTTTTATTTTTTGTTTGACAAACTTTTCATGAACTGATATAATTTCTAAATCATTCGTCTCAGTCATTGTCATTACATTTTTCATATCAATTACAAATATATCATCCTTCGTTGTTTTCATCCATGGTTCTACTTTATAAGCATATCCATATTTAGTTTTTACTTCATTAATTATAATTGGCTCAAAGAGTACAATCATAATATTTCCATTTTCCTCAGATGGAGATACTTTAGCAAATATCTCTTCTCCAGTTATTAATTTTAAACTTGCATAAAAATCTTCTTCCATTATCGATTTAAATTAACTTGTATAATTTCGTAATTAAATTCTTCCTCATTATAAATTCTGATTCTCTCTATAAAATGATTTAATGTATAATTCTTTCTATTTTTATAAGTGCAATCATCAGAAATATCGTATAGTACTGCCTTATCTTTATTATTTCCTTTTCTCAAAACTCGTCCAATACTTTGTAGATTTCGAATTTTA